ATGAGAACGTGGTATGAGTCACTATTGGAGCGCAATACGCGCCTGTTTATAGACGTAAAAACGGCCCCTCGTGCTGATGGATTTGGCAAAAAGGAGCTGACTATTTTGGGCTTTTTGCACATGAATCGCCTCGGTACGTGGGATGTATTCATCGACAACGGCGAAGAAATGGAAGAGCTTGGCGGACGGCGTGAATTGTGGGAAGCTCAACAGCTCCTCCAGCGTACAATCAAAGAGCGTGAAGAAGCCCGACTTGCTAAAGCTTTGCCATCATGAAAAAGACGCAAAACGTGGAGACCCTTGGAGAGAAGGTTTGTGCTGATTTGGAACGATTACATAGCAGGTGGATGCAGTGGGAAAAGCGCCTGCGAAAACACCGCCGACGCAAGCTTAAAGATTACTTGCTCAACGGTGGAATCATCTACGAGCTGTATTTGGAAATGAGAAATTATGCGGCGTTGGAGGATTTCCTAACGTCGTCATTGAACGGATTTTAGTGTAGTTAAGGGTTTAGGTTTGTCAAGGTGCGAACTACTTTCTTAGGTCGTAAATGGTTTGGGTAATTCCTGAATAGTGTATCGGGCACGGTGTTGAGAAACATCAGAGCGGGTTCGACTCCCGCATCAGGAGCAGGGTAGGGACAGAGTTTCTACATCCGGTTCGCCGGTTCTACCTCAACCGCGCTGGGTAACGCCAGCGCGGGGAAAGGGGATTTATTGGCTTTATTTTTAACGTATACACCTTATGGTCTATGCCACAATTACCGAGAATTGACAGTACGGAGGCGTATGTTCGCTTTCTGACATTGTACCGAAAACACAATGACAGCTGCCCAGCGCCCTCGCACACCCGTAAGAAAAAATGTTTGGACGGTACGGTGGTGGAGGTGACGATCCACCGCCGTACTGGCCTCATACCCGAGCAGGTCAAGACGACTTTTCACATGATGCTCAAGAAGTACGTTGATAATTATAACTACGTACGGGAAAAGCTGCCAGACTTTGTGTACGACGAATCAGACCGCTATCCATCTCTGCTTATGAACAACGCCCGAATGGGCGAATGGTGCGATTGTAGCGATAGAACCATCTACAATCACCGCAAGCAGCTGGAGACCTTGGGAGTCATCAAGACCAAATTTCGTGGCCGTAGGAACGATTATGAGCTGTGGATAACTCCCGAAATTCTGTTTGGGAATGGCGAAGAAGCGAAAACCGAAAACCCTTCTAAAACGCCAAAAATCGACTTTTTAGCCACTCACGGGAAAACTTTTCCGCATAGTAATACCAACGGAGTGATTATAGAAAAAGAAAATGACAATGCGGAAACGTTGAAAAGTGGATACAGAGAGAACAGTTACGGAGAGAGGGGTGGAACAGAGACGCCTAAGAGTCCAAAGGAGGGGCTTTCGGAGCCGATAGCACAGAGTGAGGGGCTGGGGGCGGCGCGGCGGTCAAAGCAAGAAATAATGGCTCAGGCGCAGCAAGAACGCGATTTAAGGGCCGATACCCTCAAAAGCAAAATGACGCCTGCCCTGCCCGTGGGCTTGGAAAAGCATTTTGGGGAGCTGCTGGTTAAGTTTTGGATGTATGCCTGGAAGGTACTGTATCCAGATCGGGAATTCAGCAAAGAACAGCAAGAAGCGGCGTATGTGGCCATTTACCACGGTGTATACAACCGCTTCGATGATGCCCGCGATGGCAAGGGATGGGCTGATTTTCAGGCCCGTCAGCTGGAAAAACTGGATAAAGCCGCCAAATACTACGACCATCACCCCGATGCCTATCTGCCTGACCCTTATGCCGTTCAGATACGTGGCAAGGGTTATTTTGACCAAGAAAATGAGCGCGGTTTTGCGGGATTAGAGGCATGGATGAAGCGTGACGAGGTAAGAAAGGCCAGCCGAAAATACATTTATGAGCAGGAAAAATCCCGACGAGAGGCAAAGGCGGAAAAATTATTGAAGGAGGCCCGACGGGACTTTGAGCGCCTTGCTCTTGGTGCTGCTCAACGGCAGGAAGTACGCGGCAAAACCCAACTGCAGCTCTGGAATTATTACCGCCTCATCTTTGCGGGCCTTGGCAAGCAGTACGAACGGAAATTTGCTCAGCAGTACCTTGACCAACAAGCCAGTGGCTTCACACCGCCCAAATACTACCAAACCAAACGCCAGCGCAAGATGTATGCCGCCGATACCATCGTGGTAGAAGTGGATGAATGGATGACCGAAGGTGATTGGTATTACTCTGAGTTATAACCTGTTTTCAATTTTCAATCAATAAATTCTAAGCAAATGACAATGTACCAAAAAACGAAAGTGCTGAAGGCAAAAAAGGCACCGAAAAAACCAGCCGAGCGCAAGCCGCTCACCAATGAGCAGCGCGCTGAGCAGAGAGCCAAGGCAAGCTGCTGTATGGTTGTTGAGTTCATCAACCCCGTTATTATCGGAGGCAGGGAGGTCAATAACTTCAAAAAGTGGTCGAACGAATGGCAACAGCCGCATAAGGGTGGTTTGAACGAATGGGTCAATCAACTGATGTATATTTTTGATATTCATTGGAAAAATAACACCAAATCGGCGGCGATTTTTGACACCCGTTTTCAAAAAACGCTCATCGGCTCCGAGCGTGACCCTAACTCAAACAAACTCTATCAATTTGAAAACCGTGTCTGGAGGGCCGTAAAATGATTCTGCACATTAACCTTCGATTGTATGAATTTGAGGCGGTAGCGATGAAAGAATACCTCATCAGCAAACTGCAGGATGTGACCAAACTACAGGGTCATGCGCCTGATTCGGACATTGTACTTTCAGAATGGCTCACGGAGCGCTTTGGGGCCAAAGTGGCCAACATCGAGCGGCGCGGCCCTAAGACCCCGCAAAAGGTGGTGATACCCGTTTCGGTGGCCCGGATACTCTGGAAGAACTGGCAAGAGGAAATGATACCAGCTACCCTCACGATGGTATTGGGCGGTATTGATGCCCAGCTCAAAAACCTAAACCTGCATCCAAGATAGGCCGATATAAAAAACAGCCCCGTGTTGGAAGCGCGGGGCTGCTTAAATAGCTAAGTGGTACGAAGCATGTAAATATAACGCTTAGCTCTCTATGTCTGCTCAAAAATCTGACAAAATTATTGCCATACCAGTCAAAGCGCACGTGAAGACTTTTTTGGAACATAAGGACAACCTTGGCAAAGGCCCGTATGAAATCAGGAAAGACCATTGGCTGGGCGAATTGATTACCGCCGTCTTCTCATTTCATCCGCTTTCGGAAGCGGAAGTACCTTCCGAATATTTCCCCGAAAAAACGGTCAAACTCCCAACCATCGAAGTGATACCCAAATTCAGGGTTAACCGGGAGCTGCTCACCGACGAGCACCTCAACAAAGTAGGCATGACACTGGAGGTGATATTTAAACACGCGCTGATTTACTACGCCCGTGGCCGCATGACGCTCCTGAAAAGTGAGCAGGGAGCGGTCAACTGTTTCTATAAAGAATACGGCATTGAGCCTGACCATTATGACAACTCGGCGGCCTTCAAAGTAGTGAATCGCAGCAAGGACGAGAAAAAGAACGAGCAGGCCACCAAATAGTTTTGTGTCCTATTTCGGCGGTTTTGTGTCCTATCTCGGTGGTTTTGTGTCCTGCCCGTAGCAGGTTGTAAAAAACGTGTCCTTCCTTTTTTCAGCGTGGTTTTTGACCTTTGTTTGTTATGGTAACTGCACAAGAAATAGGCACTTTGGAGCAAGACAGCAACGCTGCCTTCGTGCGCACGCTGTACCTGCTCGACCGCGCCAAACTGGAGGGCTTTCTTGACCCGGTGCGGTTTCCGAATGGTATCAATTCAATGACGGTACCCGTCAACGCCCTGACGGTGGTGGTGGGTACGCCGCTGACCAAGCTCGACTTCCAACCTAAATCCTGTACGTACAGTGAGAGCCGTGGCCGCGATGCCAACGGCTATTATTATGATGTGCAGTTTCTAACGGAATTTCCGAAAGACCGCTACGAAGTGGTGAGCTGGGCGAAGGATACCCAATTTCAAGAATACGTGGCCCTGTGGGAGGACTTCAACGGTACGGCCTACCTCACGGGTACCGACGAGATTGGGCTGGAGGTGCAATTGACCCGAACCGTGGCTGGCCGAAACGTAGCTACGGTTTTGATTTCGGGGCGCTTTGTGACGCCCACTTATTATCTGGAAAGCATCGACCTCGCGGAGCTGTTTCCTGAAGCTGATTTTTCATTCCATTTTTCACTTGGATTTAATTCTTGATATATGCCTACGTTCGCAAATCTTGCTCAGTTCGTCACGACGGTGACAGATAAGCTCACCAAGCCCCGGCGCGGCGTGGGCGGCTCCGAAGGGGTTTTGGCCAGTGATATGCTTTCGGCCTTGGTCGATTGCGGCACTTACGTCAGTGAAGGGCTAGATTCCATTGTTGGGAAGGCCAATAAATCAGGTGATACGTTTACGGGAGCAGTTACAATTATCGCGAGTACGGCGTCGCTGGTTAACCCTGATGTTGCGCTACTCGTTGGACATACTGGGGGCACAAGCGGCATTCAGATGGATTCGTGGGGCGATTCCACGAAACAAGTATATCTGAAAAACTGGAACGGAAAGTTTGAATTGGTCGCCAAAAATGGAATTAATCTGCGCACGGACGGGACTTTTGCTGAAGACATCAATTTCCTGACTGGGGCAGACGTCAGATTAAAAATCGCACACAATGGCAATTTAATTGTAGGAGGTCTGGCTGACAACAATTTAGCCAAGTTTCAGACGCCTTCGATTTCGCTGGGACTAAATACGTGGCAGTATGCCTCCGATGGTACTGAACGCCTGTTTTATGGCTCCGGTATCACTTACCACAGGGTAGGGATTGGTGGTGTAATGATTATGATGTTTGGGTCGGGTGAAAACTACAATCTGACGCATAATGTATTTGGATTGAACAATGATTCATATTCTGACATATCTCAATTTGCCCTCACCGGTGCGCCTGGTGCTGGTTCGAGGCAATGGGTACACAGAAAAGAAGCTTCTGGCGTAGATTACCGTTTTTTTGATTGGAACGGGAGCACTGCCCGCGACTGGTGGAATGTGTATGCATCCACCCAGAAAATGTCGTTAGCCCAAATTATCCATGCCAACTACGGCTCTAACGTAGGCATAGGCACAAGTACACCCGATACCTCGGCCATCCTTGACCTGAAATCCAACACAAAAGGGCTTTTGCTTCCTCAATTGACAACAACAGAACGAAATGCCGTACCTGTTTCGGCCGCACGAAAAGGGTTGCTAATTATTAACGTAACTACGAATAAGTTAAACTTCTACAATGGCTCAGCGTGGGAAGCCGTAACTTCAGCTTAATATGAATATCTTCAAAATTCAGCCCTTTCAGGGAAAAGACACATCAGGTGAGTATACACTTATCGCGCTTTCAATTCGGTTCAATGGCTCCGTGACGGTTGAGCCGACGAGTGGCGGGATGTTTCAAGTGGACTACTACACCGACCGCAAGGTGATTCGGGAAGCCAATCGCGATATCATCACCAAGGAAACGATTCAGACCCAACTGATGAATATGGGTTTTGAGGCCGCGCAGGCTGAGCCGCAGGCCGAGGCGATGATGACTACCGCAATTTTACATTTGGTCGGGGGCACGTCTAAGGAGGAGCGTTATGCTACCTTAAGCGGCATCGTGAGCGGGTTTGGGATGGAGTTGTTGCCGATTGAGGAGCAAGATGGCGTACTGGAGCAGGTCGTTAATAACGCAGCTCCTGCCGTGACACCCATGCAGGAAGTCTAATCACTCATATATTATCATACGATCAATGGAAAAAATAATCATTGCGCATTTCACCGAGCGTGAAATGTCTATCATTCAGTCGAATATCCAAGAATTGAGCCAGACGGGCCGTATGGGCAACGCTGATTCAATCGCCATGCGTTTCGACGCGGCAATTGCCCGCGCGAAAAAGCCTGAAACCCCATCCACAAAAGTAGAAGACAATGCCAACGCGATACCCGGAGATAATCCTGAAGAAGCATCAGGGAAAGTATGATTGGTGGGAAGTGGTTGAACCCGTGCGGGTACGGTGCGAGCTTTCGCCCTATGGCCGTATTTTGATTTCCGCTGGCTATACGACCGATTTTGCAAGTGTGCCTCAGGCATTTTGGGGATTGGTACCGCCGCATGGAAAAACGGCTAATGCCTGCGTGGTGCATGATTTTTTGTACGAAAAAAAGCCCTTGAAAGCTTCCCGAAAAGAGGTGGATCTATTTTGGCGAAAGCTCCTGCGGGAATCGGGCGTGAAGCCTTGGCAGGTGTGGCTGATGTATGGCTATGTACGCGCCTTGGGCTGGGTAAATTGGCGTAAATTTTAAAGGTTTAACAATAGAATATTAACCCCTGACTGCTCTGCAGCCAGGGGTTTTTCGTCCTGTGTGGCCCCCGTTGATTCCGATATGTTCGTAGTGTGATTTTGTGTACTGATGACTACAACTATTGAATCTTTAGTGGGGAGAGTCTGGGCGCTTGAGCCTCGCTTCCATAATGCGCAGTCGCTGGCGCTGATTCGTAAGATGACCAAAGGCGGCGACTCGACAATTGTAATTCCTGAACGCGTGGCCCCCTCGGCAGTGGACCCCAAAGCCTCGTGGATCGACAGCCGTGGCCAGCGCCATTTCGGCTGGAATGTGGCTCAAACCAAAACGGGCAAGGTAGCCATCATTCCCATCATGGGCGCTATGAGCCGCTATGGCGACCTGTGTGCCTACGGTACCGAGGATATTTCAAGCTTCATACTGGAGGCCAACGCCCTGGACGAAATCACTTCGATTGTATTACAGATTGACAGCCCCGGCGGCGACGTAAACGGTACGGAGCTGCTCGGTGACATTGTGCGCACGAGCCAAAAGCCCGTAGTGGCCTACGTACAGGGCATGGCCGCGAGCGCTGCCTATTGGGTAGCGAGCCAAGCCCGCGAGATCATCATGGAGTCGGAGACCTCGACCGAGGTGGGAAGCATCGGCGTATTGGCGGTGCACGTAGACGCCTCCGCTTTTTACGAAAAAGAGGGCATCAAGGTGACAATCATCCGCTCGGAAGGTAGCGACGACAAGGCGCTCTTCAACGATATAGAGGGGCTGAGTGAAGAACTCAAGGCCGACGTAAAAGCCCAACTGGCCCCCATCAAAGCGCAGTTTATTAAGACGGTCAAGTCGGGTCGCCCCAACATCGGCGAGGTGTTTACGGGCAAGATGTACAATGGCAAAGCCGCCCTTCAGCTGGGCATGGCCGACCGCATCGGGTACTTGGGCGACGCTGTATACCGCGCTGATTTGTTGGCCCGTAAGCAGACAAACAACTAATTTTTTATATGACAATGGTTAAGCAACTATCCAATTTTTTTAAAAAGGATTCGGCCGGCCCAGTGGTAATCATGGCACAGGGAGGTACGGAAGCCCCTGCCGAAACGCCCGCCGAGGTACCTGCACCCGAAGCTCCTGCGGCTGAAACACCCGCTGAGGTACCTACCCCCGAGGCTGAAACGCCTGCTGAGACCCCTGCCCCCGCTGCTGCGGCCGCTCCTGCCGCTCCTGCGGCTCAGGTGAGCATCAGTGCTGAGCGCCTTGCGGCACTGGAGGGATTTGAGCGCGAGCTAAATGCTATGCGCCCGAAATACGAAGTGCTGGAGGCGTGGTACAACAACGTGAAAGGCCAAGGTGCGGGAGTGGGCAAGGATGCCTCCGAAGCGGCTGGAAGCGGTGCCGCCAAAAGTTGGGAGAAAGCTCCCTGGAACAATTGATTTTTTAATTTTTTAATACCTATACAGCCATGGCAGATGCTTTAGATTTGAGTTTATTGGCCACGACAGCCACGGATTATTCGCGCGAAAACAAAGCGGGTATTTTCTCGAAGCTGATCGGGGCGGGTTTGAGCGGTACACCCAATACCCCTATCAAGCCCATTGACGAGTTTATGATGATGATTCCTGGTAACGATGAAGTTGTATTGACGGAGTTGTACTTGGAAAGCGTTCTCCAATCCGGGGCAAAAGGTGCTTTCACGCCTACGAACGACGTGTTTAAAATCAAGCCCAAAATTGCGAAAGTGAAGCCTTGTAAGGTGGATTTGCTGTTTACGGAGCAAAAGATTTTGGCGTTGTATAAGTCTTGGTACGGTCAGGTGCGCGGTGGAAAAATCGACAAAACGACCTATCCGTTTGAGCAATGGGTGATTGAGCACGTATTGAAGCGCGTGAGCACTGACCTGCGCCAAAAGGCCCTCATCAATGGTACACGCAACGACGCTGGTACCACACCCGAGCAGGCCATGGACGGCTTGTTTGTGAAGTTGGCGGCGGCTCGTGCGAGTGGTGCCATTGGTGCCTCGCAGATTGCGACCATCAACGCCATCACGACGGCAAATGCAGTGGCTGAGTTTGAGAAGATTGTTGATAAGATTCCTACGGAGCATTACTACAATGAGCTAGTTTGTATTGCTCCCTTGGCTTACAAGAAAGCGTACGAACGCAACTACCGCGCTACCTACGGTACACTGCCTTACAATGCGGGCTACAACAAGCAGGAAATCGAAGGCACGATGATCGAGTTTTTGGTTGAGCCTGGTATGCTTACCACGGGTTTGACGGCTTTTGAATCGCCGATCATTACCAGCCGCGAAAACCTGGCTTGGCTCTACGACGACGAAAGTGCGCAGACCAAATTGGAGTTTGACTACTCGAAGCGCGACCGCTCGTTGGCGTACGTGATGGACTTCCAAGTGGGCTTTGATTGGGCGCTTGACAGTCTTTTCTGGTTGGGCGACGTAGCTTAACCCCACCCCAGCCCCTCCCCACTTAGGGAGGGGTTCTGAATTTATTCTTTAACAGCCTTTTAACTATTTTTTCAATAATGGCAAATGTCAATTTTGCGAATTTGAATGCCACCTCAGAGCAAGAAGGAAACCCCGGCGGTATCCGTACGCTGTTGGTAGCCGAGAAGCGTTTTATTGATGGTGTTTGGCCCAAGAAAGCCGATACCGTTACCGGTGAAATTACGACCCTGCCCACGATGGTGGCTACGGCGAAATTTGCAGTGTATGAGTGCCCAGATGGCACGATGGAAGTGAGCTCTGAAAAGCAGGGCGATCCAGGCTTTCAGTCTTACAAGCACAATATTGAGTTTATGTTTGCGGGCTTCTCCAAGACCATGCAGGCTGAGCTTTCGAAAACCTTGAACGCGGGTTCGGTGTACATCGTAGAGATGAACGATGGCCAGTACGTGGTGGTTGGCTCCAGCGACAACCCGCTCTTTACGAAGCAGTCTTTCAAAGGCGGCAAAAAAGGTGGCGATAAGCGCGGCTTTACGCTCAAGGGCGAACAGGACGGCTTCATGTGGGATATTTTGCCCCTCCAGCCTGCACTCGTGGCGACGTTGCCGATTCAGCCCGCTGCTTAACCTCATTTCAAATTTGCCCTCTCCTTAACACAAGGGGAGGGTATTAATCTTTTTTAAAATGGCTACAAAATACAAAGTAACAGTTCCCGAAGGTGGGGCGCGTCATGCGTTGCCGGGTGGGGGCCTCATCACCATTCGTGAGAATATGGCCGATGTTCATATTGAGGCATTGATGGAGGCTGGAGTAACCCAATACTTCACGGAAATCCCTGCCGATGTTCAACCTTTAAACGCTGAGACTGATGTCCAAATCGACCAAACTGGTACCGACGCAGGAACCGACGCCGCCGCAACCCGCCGCGCAAAACGCGCCTAATACCGAAGATAATTTGTCGGCCGAGGCTGGTACCGACACTGAAACGCCCGCCGCGCTCGAAGATAATTTGGCGGATGCAAAACCTTTATCGGCCTGTACTCTTATTGAGTTGATGGAGGTATACATCAAATCTTACCGCAGGATTCGGGACATTCAGGATGAACCGGTCCATGTGATAAACAAAGCCTACGCTTTTCATGAAGCGGTGTACGATGAAATAGGTGCTCATTTTTTGGCCAATGAAGAAATCAAAAAATCAATTGCTGATTGCGATGAAAGAATCAAAGCGGCTACTGAAGAAGACTACTTGAAGCTGAAAGCCCAGAAGCAATTGGAAGCACTTCATTCGGCAAGGGCTGTGCAGGTAGAGGAAGAAACCGTTGAGGTTTTGTCTGACACCAGAGAGCGATAACGTAATTATGTTGAAACAAAAAAGGCCCCTATCGTAATAGATGGGGGCTTTTTTTGTTTCTTTGTGATGCGAACATTCTAGAATACACAGGCGAGCAAGCTCAAGGGCTTGCTGGTTGGCGAGTGGGTGAAAGTACCACACGCTTGCCTGTGTTTTGGCTAGATGTTCGCAGCGACCAACCAGTTTCATTATGTACATCCGCCCCGCTGAGCTTCCGCCCCTGTATGATTTCTTACGCCGCCGTGGCGTGGAAATGGATTTGCTCATTGAATTGTTGGAGGCATATCAGGAAAAACACCCTTCTACTTTGTTTGACCCCTACGAGACTCCCGAAAAGTACATTGATGCCACGACCTACATGGATAAAGTGGGTGATTTTTTGGAAATGCTCAGCGTGGAAAGTGTCCCGGTAAAACCGCAGTGAGTGCATTACCTTGGTAAGAAAAAACGATGACCGAGGAAGAAATCAAAACCGAGCGCCTCAAGCTCAAAAACAACCTCTCTTATCTGCGCCTGCAGGAACGTGCCGGCAAGGCTACCGCCGCTGAGGTGGCTCGTGCGGAGCTGGCTTGGAATACCTTCAGCAGTGCCCCAGCCGAAACCCTCAAAGCTACGGCCACGCCGCCCCCTGCTCCCCAAGGCCCTGCGTGGCAATCCGAAAAAGCAGCCGACACCCTTGCGCCCGAAGTGGCGCTCATCGTGGATGAACTCCGCCAGCAGCAGAGTGACCTGGACTACGAAAAACGCTCGCTATCGATGCAGCTGCAGGCGGTGCCCAAAGACGTACCCTGCCCCGAAATCACTAAACAGATCCTGGAACTGCGCGAGCAGTGGATGGCGCTGGGCGATGAGATTCGGTTTGTGATTGCGAATGGCCAGCGCCCCTCGGAAGAGCGCCCCAAGGAGTTTGATGCGGAAGCCTACCTCAGCCAACTGCCCAACGATAGGTACCAGCTCAGTAAGTTGATTGAAAACATGAACATCAACGTGAATTATCGTTGGCCACAACGGATGGCTCAGTCGAAGACGGAAGCCAAAAAGGCAGAATACCGCTTGAAAATAGCCAAGGGAGAACGGGAACTTGATATACTTCGCCAATACTTTAAGTCAATCCAATAATGAACGTAAAGCATCTAATCACTAAAAAACTGGTGAGCGGGAGCCGCCGCCTGTTTTTTGAGGTTCATAATTCGCACGATGTAGCCCGAAGCGGCCCGCTGAAAATTGAACTCAGGACAAATTTTTCGATCATCCATACGATAGAGGTGAATGTGAACCCCATCGACCCCAAAAAGTACGGGGTGTTTTACATCGATGTAACGACTTTGATTGACAGTACGTGGAGAAAGTTTGATTGGTATTTTCAGAGTCGGAGCGGCCGAAATCCAAAGTCAGAGAAGTTTGAAGATTTAACAGAATAAACACAGTACAGCCATGATTAATGAATTGTTTCGGACTGAAAGAGTCCGTGTGTCGGTATTGGTACCGCACGTGAAAAATCCGCGCAAAATAAAAGCCGATGAAAAACGTAAGCTTTGGGAGCGCCTCCAAAAATTTGGGATGATTGGTATTCCCGTCAGGGATGCCGACGGTACGCTGCTCAGCGGCCATCAACGGTGTGAACTGCTGGCCCAAAATAGCTTGGGCGAATATGAGATTGACGTGCGCACGGCCGTCAGGAAGCTGACCGAAGAAGAACTCCACGAAGTGATGATTATCGAAAACCGCCACGCGGGAGAGTTCGATTTGGAAATGCTCAAGTCGGAATTTGAGCAGTACATGGACCTCGGAGATTTTGGATTGGATTTGGCTGAGCTGGATAAGCAGCTCGCTGAGGTAACGGGTGAGCAGGCTCCCGAGGCTGAAATGCCGATAGTGGCCACGATGAGCGAGAAGTACACGTCGTTTGTGATTGTGTGCCGCAATGAAATCGACGAAAACCACATTGCCGAAAAGCTCGGCATCGAGAGAGGTCGGTGCTATAAAAGTAGTAAGGTGGGATTGATGCACGTGGTGGATTCTAAACAGGTGATAGAGCGATGGAAGTAAAGGTGGTGATACCGTCCCACAAACGCTGGGACCGGGTGCTGACCACGATGGCCGTGGACAATGCGATACTTTGCGTGGCTGAGAGCCAACGCGAGCTGTATGCAAAATGCAATAAGGGGGTTGAGATTGTGACCCATCCTGACGGCGTGGTGGGGCTGGCTCGGAAGCGTGATTGGATAGTGCAGCACTTCAAAAACGTGATGATGCTCGACGATGACATTGACCACCTGAAGCGAATCTATACGGGCAAAGGTGAGCCGATGATTGTTGAGCCTGATGAGGCGTATCATATCATTCAACTAACGGCCAATGCTGCCAAAGCGGCCGGGGCGTATGTGTTTGGGTTCAGCTCCTCGCCTGCTCCCATCAGCTACGACAGCTTTAACCCCATCAAACTAAATGGTTACGTGACGGGCTGCGCGCACGGCGTACTGGAGGGGAGCAAGCTCTGGTACAATCCTGATATCATTTGCAATGAGGACTATTGGATAAGCCTGTTGAATGCCTATCATCATCGGCTGATTTGGAAAGATACCAGGTACTATTGGTCGCAAAAAGATACGTTTGTAAACCGTGGAGGATTGGCAGAATTTCGTAATTTGGAGGCTGAGGAAAAAGACTTCCATCTATTGCGCCGGGTGTTTGGTGACGTGGTGGAACTCCGAAAGTCTCAACAAAATGCAAAGCACCCTTTTCAGAAAACATTGAAGCTGCCTTTTTAAAACCATTCAATTAACTACACCTTCTATAAATGCGAACTACACTCTTCGTTTGTTTACTAATTTGTTGCTTATCTGCCAAGGCGCAAATTTTTACACAGTCACCGTTAAATGGTTCTATTGTAATAACACCTAAGGGATTACAAGGCCAGACAAATCCTTTAGCAGATACAACAAACGTTTCATTTGGGCCTTCTGCACTTCAGAGTATTTTGCCTGGTTCAGATTTTGGTGTCCAAGTTCGTTATAATACTGCAATAGGGAACGGAGCACTTCAGTATAATACCTTAGGGTTTTCCAACACCGCTACCGGTTATCAGGCTCTGTATGCCAACAATCAAGGTCGCTATAATACAGCAATTGGGTCTCAGGCCCTTTCCGGTAATACTACAGGTCATTATAATACAGCTATCGGGTATCGGGCACTTTATATTAATACGCTTTCCCAAGGAAATACTGCAATAGGATATATGGCGCTTTCCAATAACACTTTCGGGTATTCAAATACGGCTACTGGTAGTGAGGCTCTCACTGCTAATAAAGAAGGGCGTCAAAATACCGCATCGGGCTTTTTAGCACTTGCTCAAAACACTGATGGGAATAATAATACGGCCTTTGGCTATCAGGCTCTTTCTCGTAATGTGCTAGCAAAAGATAATACTGCAATTGGGAGTGCAGCCTTAATATTTAATACTATAGGGATTGGAAATTCTGCAGTAGGTGCAAATTCTCTATATAATAATACTGAAGGAATTTATAACACGGCCAATGGATTTGAGGCGCTTAGAGGTAATAAAAATGGCTCCAGAAACACAGCAAATGGATCTTTTGCACTTTATAGCAATACTACTGGTAGCGAAAATACTGCTACTGGCAGTGTTGCACTCCAAAACAATATTACAGGGAAAGAAAATACTGCTACTGGATATTCAGCTCTTTACATGAATTCTTCCGGGTCAGGGAACACTGCTCTTGGTTATTCTGCACTTAATTCTAACTCTACGGGTACTGAAAATACCGCTACGGGTAAAGATGCCCTTCATGGCAATACAGTTGGTGTTGCAAATACTGCTACTGGGACAAATGCTTTAATTAGCAATAACGGTAACTATAATACTGCTACAGGATATAAGGCTCTTAGAGGCGTTAATGCCGGGCATTTTAATACTGCGATAGGTGGTAATGCAGGGTATGTACTCATGACAGGGAGTAACAATACTTTTGTAGGTTATCAAGCTGATGTATCGGCTTTTGACCTTGCTAATGCCACCGCAATAGGGGCTAATACAATAGTTAATGCTTCAAACAAAGTGCGCATTGGAGACGCAAATGTTACTGTAATTGAAGGAGCCGTAGCATGGTCTAATCCCTCCGACTATCGTTTGAAAGAGAATATTCTTTATACCTCTCGTTTGGGGCTCAATTTTATCAACAAATTACAAACCGTTTCCTATAACTATATTGCTGACAAAGCAAAAACACGATATGAAGGATTTATTGCCCAAGATGTAGAAAGAGTTATGCAGGAGTTAGAGGTTGACTTCAGCGGCCTGAAAAAAGCTCCTGATGGAACTTACTCATTAGCTTATTCTGATTTTGTAATGCCTTTGGTCAATGCTACAAAGGAATTAAAACAGCGAAGTGACCTACAACAAGCCGAAATTCTGGAGCAGAATCGAAAGATTATACAGTTGGAAGCCCAAATAAAGGAATTGATGAAAATAATTATTAATAAACAATAAAACTATCATTCCCTCAAGAAGCGACAATGATTGAATGTTTTTAAAATAAAGTGCAGTTTTGATTCCCATTAATTTCATATTGGTAAGCCTCTGTCAGGGGCTTTTTTTATTAAAAAAAACTTCAAAAATAAATGGGAAAACGCTTTTAAAATCCGTTCTGTCGGGAGATTTTTACATAAGCAGTAGGGCAAACTACTCTTTAAAAATCAATCACTTAACTAACATTTCTAAGCACAATGGAAACCCAAATCATCCCCGCAGTACCTTCAAAACGCAATCTTGAGCGCTACATGGCCGCTACCGGCAAAACCGAAATTGAATACCAAGCCTGGGCAAGCGAGGTTGGCAAGAAAATGCACATCAATAACCTCGACAAAATTGTTTGTGCGAAATTTGATATCTACACCGTTTCGCATCTTGCCAACATTTTGACAGAGTTACCGTTGGGTATTCCCGAAAACGAAGTCAATGCCTACCTGATTGAATTCAGCGTTAACCCGCTGGAGCTGGCCAAACTTTGGAACGAAATGCAGGCCGAAGCGCAAAGTTGGATTTGCAAAGAGAGCATTATCGCCAATAGCCTGGCTTTTTTTCCGAAAACCGATTTTGAGCAATTTGGCGACAAAAATCACCTCCCTGATGTGAGCCGTGCGTGGTTTAAAAAAGATGGCTTGAACCTGGATACCCAAGCCCAGGAAATGAGTGAGAACAGCGGCTTTGAGATTACGGTTCAGGACCTGATTGACTTCGTAATGAAGTGGCGGCCACGTACCTACAAAAACCCCGCTGAACTGACCGTAAAACGCATCGAAGAGCGATTTAGAGAGGTCACGACCTTTGGCATCAAAGACTACTATGTGCAGCACCTGATGAAAATGTGCCATTTCGAGAAATCGGGCATCGATATTCTTCCTTTCTAATCCTCCTTGTTTCACCATTTAACCAACTTAGGGGCGTCAATGTCCCTCAGTTAGCTACCGCTATGCCTAAAACGACTGATGTACCTCACGAGCTGCGTGAGTTTAATAAAGTATTTGAAAATATTTCGTACCGCCACGGCTGGGGCGATGTGTTTGTGGATTTCATAGATTATTCGGTTGCCTGTTTTCTTCCTGCTGGCGACCTTAAAGTGGCTGATTACCTCAAAAAGAAATACGGAAAGGACTACGGCTTTTTTAAGGAACTCTTTAATGAGTGGCTGCGAGCCCAGCATAAACAACTCAACAGGGGCAAAATGTGGTACGATGCCTTGGGAGCATTTTATGAGGTCATAGCCTCCTCCAGTAAAGCGAGCCATTTAGGGCAGTTTTTCACACCGCCCGATGTGGTGGATATGTTGACAATGATTACGGCTGACAAGGCCCGTGAGGGCGCACGGCAGCGCATCGCTGACCCTTGCTCAGGCTCGGGACGAATGTTGGTTTCATTCCACGCGCACTTTCCGGGCAACTACTGCTTTGCGGCCGACGTTGACGCAATCTGCACGAAGATGACGGCCCTGAATATGATGCTGCATGGCTGCGAAGGCCAGGCCGTTTGTATGAACTCTCTGGACCCAGACGATTGGCGGTTTGGCTACGCCGTAAACCCGTGGATTCGGGAGTTTGGCGGACTGCCTCACCTGGCTCGTATTGAAAAGGAACAGTGCTTCCAGTGGCGGGGATTTCAGCAGGATAAAGAAAAATACGCGCAGCGGAAAGCGGAAGAGGCGGCCGCTCAAAAAGAAGCGTTGACGGCCGTAAAACCTGAGCCAGTGATGGGCAAATTTGGGCAACTTTCTTTCCTGTAACTAATTGAAAATTAAGCGTTTTTCTGATAAATATTTTCGGGAAAACGCTTTTTATATCCGTTCTGTCGGGAGATATTTACATAAGCAGTAGGGCAAACTACTCCTTATAAATCAATCATTTAACACTTAATTCTAAGCACAATGGAAAAGAAAATCAAGGCCCAAATTGAAAAAGAGATTGCAAAATGTAACCGCAAAATCTATTGGTCAACACATCCGCAACCGTACTGGATAGAGCGCCGGGCCATCCTGATGAACTCCTTGCACTACGGTTTTGAGACCGCCCTGGGCGATATCGAAAAAACCCTCTCCAAATCACGTCAGTACAGCGCCGAAATCGTGAAGGCAAACCAAGACACCTTGTCGGACATTCAAACCAAATGGGCCTAATGAGCAAGTGGCAAAAACACGTAGAGCGCGTTCGCGTCGTGATGGTACGCGCTTGGGGCTTATTTCGCAAAGGATTGCTGAGTATGAGCCTGAGCCTGAAAGTGAGCTGGAATTTGGATAGAGGCCTAATCACCTTATCGCAGGTTGAAGGAATGTTTCACCCTAAAAAACGAAGAAAATGACCCGTAATGAATTTAAGAAGCTGCCGGTAACTCAGCAGAAGCTTTTGCAGGAGGCATTAAAGGAAAATCCAAATCTGCCTATTAAAAAAACTGGCAATAAAGGGTGGACTGATACCCCGCTTTTTTCATCTGCAGCTGAAGAAAAGCAAACCAAACTGTTTTAAAAAAAAGGAAAGCCGCGAGGCAAATCGCGGCTTCCTGAACATCAATCAATTAAGACTAACATTCTAAGCACTGCAAAGATGAGCAGAAATTTAAAAGTAAGCAAGCGAGCGCGGGTAAATGTAATGCGCCGAGTAAAGTGGGTACCTGAGTTGAGATTGAGCGGCCAATGGCTGGCCATGGCGGGCATCGAACCGGGCGACGTGGTGAAAATCGAAGTGTTGAACAGTAAAATCATTATTACGCATGGGTAAGTACGAAATCACCACGAAGAAGGGATATGATTTTTTTGAGTGTAGTTCTGCCCTGCAAAAGTGTATCAGGCGCGGGCTAGAAGATGAAGCGCTTTTTTGGGCCGTGGAGCTGTATGACAGTAATTTTAGTGAGTACGTCTGGAAGCGCCTGCGCATCATGTCGAGCGAAGATGTTGGGTTGGCTGAGCCAAATATATCTTCTGAAATTTGGGCGCTGTATTGTATGTTTAAGGAGCAGGCCAAAAAGAAAGAGGATAGTAACGAGCCTCAGCGGTTGTTTTTGACCCACGCTGTACTGCTCCTGTGCCGATCCCGAAAAAGTAGGCTCATTGATTGGGCGTTGCTCTTCGCCTGGCTTACCCATCCCTTCAAAAAGATTCCCGTGCCGGACTTTGCGCTCGACAAACATAATGACCGCGGCAAACGCCTGAAACGCGGTTGGGCGCATTTCTTCAATGAAGGTACGTTGCTGGTCAATCGTGCCGACGTGGCGCGGGAAGAGGAGTTTAGAGAAGCGGCCAAGCGGGCCATCGGCGACCCGACTGGCACGAGTTTGTTCTAAAAAATGTAATCGTACATTTATTTAGAACAAAACTTATATAAGTTGCTGATAAACAGGAATAGAGTTCGTGAAAAAGATGATGTAATCTTACATTTTTTTGTGCATAGCAACTGGGAAGGTACTAGATTTTGCGTCCTATCGTATCTCACAATCACGCCTCAAATTGGGGCGTGATTTTTATTTGATATGGCAAAAAAGTTAGGAATTGGCAAGTTGAAGCGGGTTTTGCGGATAGACGAAGAGCGGTTGGGCTCATTTCTTTAATGAAGGGACGCTGCTGGCCAATCGTGCTGAGGTGGCGCGGGAAGAGGAATTTCGTGAAGCCGCCAAGCGGGCCATCGGCGACCCGACGGGTACGAGTTTGTTTTAAAAAGCAGCTCTTTTGCTTTTTAAGTCTCATTAACTCATCTATCAATGAGTTAATGAGACGTTGATTCATGAGATAATATTATAAGACACTTTTATGGACTAAATTAGGCACTTTTCCTGTAGGAAATCAAGTATCATGAAACGCCCGTTTATTGAGACGAATTTATTCTTCGAGTCCGAACCGCTACTGATACTAACTTAGCTGATGTTTAAATGTTCGGTCCCACTTGCAGGAATACTAATATTATATGCCACTTTTTTGTTTACCGATTAACTATTGAATTTTCTTTCAAAGCCAACTTGTCGTGCTTCATTTCGTATTGACTTTCTAAAATCAACAGAGTCAAGCCCTTGTAAATTTTCCCAAACAATATGGATAGGCATATATCTAACATTAACATTATTATGTCCAATATCAATATATGGGTATTCGCCGTAGTCGATACCGATTTTCCATTGTCCGTTTACTTTTGTACGAATTACTTCTCCAATGTAGGCAACTAAGTTGTCATAAATGTCAGTGAGGACTTTATCAATATCGTAAAGTTCTATCTGTATAGAAACGATGTCTAAACTCTTATAGCTTTTGTCAAGTTGCTTAATGTCAATTTGTAGTTTGTCTGCGAGTTCCGAAATAAGTCTGTCAGCTTGATCAATGAGGTTGATTTGATATTTTGAATAAAATCTCCAATGGTCGACTGAATTACCTCGATTGTTTGCATAGTCGTCCTTAACTCGTTTATTCCATTTTACAGACCTTGCAAAGTAGTCTTTGGGGTAAATGTCACCTTTACCTGCAAGCAAAGTGCCATTCGGGTCAAATACAAAAAGAATTCTGTCATTCGGTAATTCGTAAACTAAGTCTTGTTTTACATAACCAGATGCATAGGTTTCTTTAAACACTTTTGTGTATTCATCGTGGAGTCGTCCTTCAGACTTTATTAAGTCTTGGACTTGCTTCTTCGTCAGTCGCTTTTCGTTTAATGATTTGCGCTGTCCCATAGGTATCGTTGTGTTGTTGCAAAGGTATTTTATTAGCTTAATATTCTCAAAAGGCGTTCTGTACTACACTGAAATAGCTTGACACAAACTGTGTAAAGTTATTTCTGGAGCAAAGTGCTGCAAGTTAAATTAATTGAGAGCTGTCTAAAAATCCTGTCCTATCATATCTCCCAATCACGCCCCAACTTCGGGCGTGATTTTTTTATGATATGGCAAAAAAGTTAGGAATTGGTAAATTGAAGCGGGTTTTGAGGATAGACGAAGATACCTTGGACGTCTACCTCCGCTACTACGCTCAGGAAATTGAATACGAACAGCTCACCGAGACCCAGTGCGAAATGCTGGAGCGGTACCGAAAAGCCTGGGCTTTGTACTGCATGGGCCGAACCGATGAGATGGTCAGGAGCCAGCTGATGCGGGATTACGGCATTCAGGAACGGCAGGCCCGGTACATCTTCGAAGAATCAAAGTTCATTCACGGCAAATTGGATCAGGTCGATAAGGACGGCCGACGTGCCGCGTCGATGGCCTTCTATGACCTGATGGCCAACATGGCCATGAAAGAAAAGCAATACGAAACCGCCGTCATTGCCCGCGACAAAGCCGATAAACTCGCTAAACTGCACGAGTCAGATGACCTTGGCTTTACCCCCGATGACTTCATGAAAGCCGCCAAATTTGTTTTTGTCAACAACGTAAACGTGCTGAAAAAACAGCAGATGGACTTGGATGAGTGAGAAAACAGTTCAAATTCACGCCAACGACAAACAGATAAAAGTGCTCAGTTCGCGGGCCAATCGCAAGTCGTTTATTGGTGGACGTGCCTCTGGCAAGTCCACGGTTTTGGGTTTTGTGGTGGGGTATCTGTTTGAACATTTCTCCCGGGCCAAATGGGTATTGGCGGGCTTAACGTATGTGCAGCTTGATTTAGTGGTACTGCCTGCCATTCGTGAAGCATTGGCCTTCATGAAATATACCGAATACCACCCCAAAGAAAACCCGCTTGGGGTATACGTCGTAGGCATTCGCCCTCCCGACCACTGGGCCGCGCCTTATAAAAAAGTCGGGCGGCTGGGTTACCAGTATTGTATGACGTTCATCAATGGCTTTACCATTCACTTTGTAAGCCAAGACCGAAAAGAGAGCCATAGAGGTCTTAGCATTGATGGGATTCTCATTGATGAGTCGGCAACTATCAGCAGTGATTTTGTTCGAAAGGTGCTTTTACCCGCCCGACGCGGTAATAAATACGCAAAATGGCGTGACCACCCTTGGAACAAAGGATTCTTCGATTTTTCATCGGCGAGCTGGACGCAGGAAGGAATGTGGATCTACGAAACCGAAGAGCACTACAATGAAATGCTTGAGCAGCGGGCCAAGCTGAGTCATAATGAATTGAAGGTCATTCCCCCCAAATTTCTTTTCCTGGAATCGACCTTCCGCGATAATCAGGACGTCCTGCCCGACGATTACGAACAGCAGCTCCGTGACCAACTCGACCCCCTTGAATTTGCGGTCGAAGTAGACAACGAACGCATGGGCAAGCTACCCAATGGATTTTACTATGGCTTCAATCCCAACAAGCACTGCTACACCAAAGCCTATGACTACATCCCCGATGAAAAAACGGGTATCCTGTTATATCGATCGAACGATTATGAAAATGACAAGGCCCTTGATTACAGCCTTGATTTTAACACCGATATTGTATGGGGTGTGGTAGGTCAGGAAGGCCCCAAATCCCTGAAGGTCATTAACTCCCATTATGAAAAGGTCTTACCTTCAGAAAAGAAAAATGTAACCAATCAAAAAAACAGCCTCATTGAAAAACAGGCCCATTGGTTCTGCGATACCTACGAACCACACACTAAAAAAGAGGTCTATATCTACGGCGATCCCGGTGGTAACAGTACCACTGCAGCCACTAAAATAGACAACCGCCCCTTCTTCGACCAGGTCTCCGATATACTGGTTAAACGTGGGTGGACCGTATACCGCAGGGAGCTCACCAGCTACCCTACCCATAAGGACAAATACCACCTCATCAACATGCTCTTTGAAGAGAGTAACCCAAGGGCCCCTCATGTACTTATAAATAAACTTAATAATAAGGTACTCATCATCAACCTTACACAGACCCCCGTCACTACGGACAAGACCTATAAGAAGGCAAGGCGCATAGGCAAGGACAAGAGCTCAGAGCTGAGCACCAAGAACCGAGAGTACGCAACCGACGGTACCGATGCATTGGACTACTGGCTATGGGCCAAGTGTAAAATGTATTTATCGCACTACGCTCCACGCAAAAATCATATTTACGTTTACGGTGGCTAGGGCAAGGTATATTCCTAAAAAGCGATCATGGCAATTGCCGCTCCCGATAAAGTGCGGGCCACCTTAGAGGGTGTAACACACCTTTTAAAGGGGCTTTTTTTGCGTAACGCTTTCAAAATCAGGAAGCCACAAAAAAAACGAGTGCAAAACCTCCGAAAAAGCGATAAAAAAAACGTGTCCTGTCGGAAGCGGGAGATGATTTGTAGTATTGCCGGTCAAAGAAAAGCACATGAGCAAGATTAATTTGAGTGCCGTACTCTCCGAAGTCAACCGACCGAATGCCGTTTTTCACATCACCTACCGAAAGGAAGACGGTCAGTGGGGTGAGAAGAAAAACTGCCTGCTGAGGCGGCTCGGTGATAATGCCCTCAACGAAAGAAAGAAAATGAACCGAAGCGGCAAGCTCAAGCTGGCTTTGCGCGACGGGTATCAGTTTGAGGTCTTCATTGATTTTCTGCTCACGTTCAACGGTCAACCCATCAATCATTTTAATTAATGGCCCCCATCAAAAAAATAGCGAGTAACGTCTATTTGGTTTCCTATAAACCGCAGTCAGCCGTCACGGTGACGTTTGGGAAGGATGCTTCGCAGACCGTCGATGCCGCGTATGGTGAGAAGCCCGGCGGAAAAAGTTCAGGTTCAAAAGGCGGGTACGTGCCGCGCGGCAAGGATGATGATAAGTTAGTGCAGCTGCACAAGCTGCTGACCGAATCGCCCAACAAATGGCAGTTTGTCAATACCCGCCGCAACTTCATCGGCGGCGTAGGCATCGGGCCCCATCAGGAAGAAGTCGTCAAAGGTGAGCTGAAGTATACGCCCATCCCCCGGTCGCCGCAGTACCGCGAGTGGCATGAGCTGCTCGACTTGGATACTTATCTGGCCGAAGCAAGTTACCAGGTCGCTTTCGGTGGTGACCTGTTTGTCAAAATGACGCTGGGCCTCGGGAAGAAAGTCGAATCCCTGCAGGTGGTGGATACGTTTGAAATCCGGGCCCGCAAGCCCAAGGAGAACGAAACCAAGATTTTAGAATATTGGCTCAGCTCAAAGTTTGGGTACGTCAAAGGCGTGAAGGAAGAGGATGTTGTCAAAGTGCCTGCCTTCGACCCGCTGGACCCGACCAAGTACCCCGTCTGCATCATTCACGTAAAACCTGCCATCCCTGGCCAAAAAATCTACGGGTTTGAGCCTTGGTGGGGCACTGAGCGCGTGACCAAAATCACCAACCGCGTTCCTGATTACTACGAAGCGGCCTTTGATAACGGTTTCTTCGTGACACACCACGTAGACATTCCCGACAATTATTTCAAAAAGGAAGGACTGAATGAAGAGGAGGAAGAGCTACTGAAAAAGCAGGTGCTGGACCAAATCGCCGATACGCTGATGGGACTGGAGAAAGCCAACAAAATCCTGTTTACGTTCTCCAAGCTTTCGGTGGATGGCAAAACCATCGAAGGCGTCAAAATCACGCCCCTCAAAAATCCCATCAACGATGAGGCCTTTTTGAAAATGTTTGAAAGCATTAATTTGATTCAGGCATCGGGCCACGGTGTACGCGCCGACCTCGCGAGTGTAGCGTTTAACAACGGCTTGGGTACGTCGGGTAAGGAGCTGGCCACGTCGGCCAACTACATGCAGGACTTTATGACCCACTTTGATAAGATGACGATTTTGAAGCCCGTGCGCATTGCGCAGAAGATTGATGGGATAGAGCCAGAAAACTATCTGTGTATCTACCGGATAAGCAGCTATACTTATGACGTGACTCCTGAGGCTTCGTCACAAAATCCAAATAATAAATCTTCTGAATCCGAACCAGAGCAATGATTATCAGCAATATCGCACAGCTGAAAGCTGCCTTGGGCGGTATTCAGCAGGAAATGAACTGGCCTACCTTCGAGCCGTTTGTCCGTCAGGCCGAAAAGGTCTACATCATTCCCGCCATTGGGCAGGAATTCTACGACGAATTGGCCGAACTGACCGCCCCCACTGTCAAGCAAACCAAGCTGCTTGAGTGGCTCCGTATCGCCGTGGCCGAATACGCCGATTTGTTGGGCGGGATGCGTCTTTTCATGCACACCTCCAATGCGGGCAAGCAAGTGCCACAGATGCCCAACATGGGTCAACCCTCCAAGTGGATGACCGTTACGGCCATCAAACAAACGATTGCCAAAGCTGATTTAGCCCTTGAAAGCGCCCTCCAGTATTTGGAGAACAACAAAGCCGATTTCCCCACCTGGGCAGGGTCTGATGCCTACACCATCGACCATTCGCTGTTTTTGGCGTCGGCCACCGAACTCACCAAGTACTTCCCCGCCGCGAAGGATTCGCGCCGGTTGTATTTGTCGGTGCGCAATTACATCAGTACCGCGCAGGAGTTCTTTTTGGCTCCCCTCATCGGAGAGGACCAACTAGCCGCTTGGGTAGCCAAAATGGCCAATCCTGCCCTTACGCCCACCCCTCAGGAGGCACAAGCTTGGAAATTGGCCCGTTATGCCTTGGCGCATCAGGCCCTTGCCGAAAGCATCCCGTACCTCAACATCAGCGAGGACTGGCGCTTGGTGAGCGAAACCGACGGTATTGTCAACGAAGGCGTTTTGGACACAGCGCGTCGGCAGGAAATGCTGGCCAACTGCCAAGCCAAGGCCGAGGAATACAAAAACCGCTTTCTCAATTACGTCAACAGTGTGGCGTCGGCCACGGTGTTCCCGGAATATTTCACCAACGTCTACGTGGCTCCCCGAGTGCCGCGCGGCACTTCCATCGAAAACAACAGTTCAAATTCTTATTTCGCTTTCTAAGCCATGACAGCCATGACCCCAAATCAAAACATCGAAACTGCCGATGACCTTGAAAAAAAGATTGAGCAGATGAAACAACAGGCCGCGATCCAACGCCAAGCCGAAGAAAAAGCCCGTAAAAACCGCCTTGAAGTAGAGCGCGGGCAGGACATGGAAACGCTCAAAAACCTCAAATCCGAAATCAAAAAGCTTGATTCGGCAGCGGCTATGTCGTCTAAATTGTCGCTCAATGACGCCCTTGCCCTCTCCGAAAAGAAAGCCAAGTACCAGGCTGATATTGACGAAATTGAAGAAAAGTATGGCATTGGCCGCTTTGGTGACGTTGCCGACCAGCCCAAATCCGAACCGCGTACCTCAATGGGTATCAGCACTTCTCGCGCTATCTATGTGCTGATTGGGCTGTTTGTGGGCTGCTGCGCGCTCACCTCGTGGGTAGGCATGAATGCCATCAACGACCCGTACAACCCTGTCGGCCAAAGCATGATGAAGAACGCCCCGCTCCGCGCGTTGGTGGCCTTCGATATGACCTTCCTTACCTTCTTGGTAGGGGTGTTTTTTGTATGGTTATTTTTTAACGATTTATTTCAATTATGGCACAATCGAATCAATTCCGAACGAAACCTGTCCACCCTGCTCAGCGAAGCACCTTCGTGGGCCGTCTTGTTTTTCTTGTTGGGTGTCTTTGCCTTGGTCATGTGGGTGTTTGCCAACTACTACCTGACCGCCTACGCGTAGATAGCCTGGCCCGTCTGCGCGAATGCGTCCTCAAAACCGCCGAAAGTCAATCCTTTGTGAAGGAAAAAAACAATCGGAACGAGCATCCCCAAATCAATGAGTACATGAAGGCCTGCGGCTTCAAGGCCCCCGAAAAAATGCTACCGCAGCATAAGGCGTGGTGCGCTGCTTTCGTCACTTGGGTCTATAAGCAGTGCGGCATTTCGGTGCCCTCCAAGTCAGGAGCCGCCGCCGTGTTGACTTGGAATGGCATGATTGGTCAGCGCATCCGCCCTGGAGAGGCGGTATTGCCCGCCGATGCGGTGACGTATAAGCAATGGTCGCACATTGAGCTGGTACGGTACTGGCCGCTCGACCCGCGCATCACGTACTTTTATACCACGGGCGGCAACACCACCGCTGGAGCCAAACAGCATGGTGTGTACGTCAACATTCAGCGGTCCAAAAATTTTGTCCGTAACACCATCCGACTAATTCGATGAAAAAAGTACTTGATTTTCTCGAAGAATGGGCCTGGCTCATCATCGGGTCCATCATCATGGCTCTCATTTTCGGGACCATCTTAGTAGAAGCATTTCAAACCTTACATCCATAACAGCCATGGAAATTTTCAAAACCCTCTTGGAGCGCTGGCAAGGACCCATGCCCAAGTTTTTCAAAGTCCTGTTTTATCTGGCGGCCGCCATTGTGGCGCTGAGCGCGGGAGCCAATTTGTTCATTGAGCAAATCGTCAGCGTGGGTTTGGTACCGCCCAAATTCCTGACCGATGTAGCCGGTTGGGCAGCGGGTGCCGCCGCCATCGTGGCCAAGTTCACGGTAGACTGGAACGAAAAGCGCCGATTAGAACGCCTAAAAAGTTTCAAACCGTGATATGGTTGACAAAGCTTTTGAACTTGATTCGGAGCGTTGGGCACAAGCTCAACGTTCCGATGAATTCACCGCCCCTTCAGTGGTGGCAATTTTGGTTGCTCCTATTTGTGGGGTTCTCCATCGGCATGCCTTTCGGGAGCTTCCTCCGGCACTCCCAATCATCGTCCATCACCAACCCTGCGCGAATAGACTCTACCCAATTTTACAAAACGCTGTACCTGACCGAGAAAAGCAATTCCCAATTACGCTCGCAGATTTGGACGCTGCAGCGCCGACAAGAACGCCTCCAGAATGACTATGAAAAAGCGATTATTCGCATTGATTCTTTGCGTGGCACTGCTCTCCAGCGTGAGGTCGACCGCGTGTTCGGACACGCTAAGTAGGCTCGAAGCCAAACCCATCCGTATGAGCGAAGCTGGGGCAAAGATGGCCCTCAAAGCCATCGAAGAAGCCAAGATGCTCAATCAAGTCATCGTTTTGAAAGACTCTATCATCAGCACGTACCGGCAAGACAGCGAGCGTAAAACCAAAACCATCCTGAGTGGGGCCCACGAATTACAGGCCGCACAAAACAAAGCGGCAACGCTTACCACCTCTCTCCATTCTGCCAAGCGAAAGCTGCTTTGGTCGCGCCTCGAAAACTGGGCATGGCGTGGCGCCGTGCTTTTGATTGCTACTAAGAAAATCGGTTTATGGTAAAAATCCCTTCTTCCTGGAAAGACTGCTCTACCCCTCAGCTCATCGAAGGACTGGAGCTGCAATTGCTCATTCAATCCTACGCCAGCTACCCCGATGCCGTACTGGAGCTGCTCGGTGATTTGGTATGCCTGCTCACCCGCCTAGACCGAAACCAATACGAGCTGCTGTCCAACGATAAAAAGTTTGAACTGATTGACCGCATCCGCTGGGCCACGGTCGATAAAATCACCACGCTGCCATTTACTTCTTTTCGCCATCGAGGCCGTCAGTACTTCCTGCCCAAACTCCACTACGCCGATACCTCAAGCATCGAATTGGCCATGGCCAACATGCACTACCTTGCTTTTGTCAAAGCCACCAAAGCCGACTCCCCCCGGCTGTTTGATTTGCTGGCCACGATATGCCGCCCGCGAAAATGGAATTGGTGGTTTCGTAAATACCTGCCCGGCTACGACGGCGAGGACCGTCAACCCTTCAACTCCCTGCGCGCGGAGCGGCGGGCTGTCAAATTCCAAAAGCTACGCCTTGGCGTGTGCATTGCCATCCTTCAATATTGGGAAGCGCAAAACAATGAGTTCTACGAAATCCACAAAGCCCTCTACGACGGGGCCGAGGGCCGCAGCCTTTTTCAGAATGGCGAAGGCTGGCTGGCCACGTTGGAAGATGTCGCCTCAGCGGGCGTCCATGGCAACTTCGATAAAGTCTGTGATACCAACGCCCACACCATTTGGATGTACCTCAAACATCGGAAGATTCAAATGGATGAACAGGCAAAGAAAAAAAACGAAGGTGAATAAACTTACTGAGAATTAATTATCTTTAACTTGCTCGTCAATAATTTTTTTCAATTCTTCCATCGGACTTTCCGAATTTATTAGTCTCTCTATTTCTGGATTTGAAATAAAGGCTATTTTCTCACCATTCTTTGAAGTTCTCATTGCTTCTAAGTAAGTTGTTTTCGAAATAAATCCAGAGGTTATTAAAAACCCTAAATCAGAGAGGCCATTCGTATGTTGCAATTTTGAATAAAATTGTATAAAATCGTTTTTTCCAATTCCATCGTCGGGCTTGTTTTTACATTCTACTAAAATGTATGGCCTGAATTTTGAAAAGAAATTATCATTAACGTCATTTCTAATAATTAAATCGACTTCATTTCTGCTTTTATCTATTACTCTTTTAATTATAGTTTTAAATCCCATATTATTAAACAATAGAGTAATAAAGTGTTCAAAAACTATGCCTTTTTCATATGAATTTTGCTGATTCTTTGCATTTGCATAATAATTCAATAAAGCCTTCGATGTCTCACTAGGGTTCTTTGTTACGTACTCTTCATACTTTGCTATAGCGAGTACTATTTCGCTTAAAAAAACATTATATTCTTTCTTTTCAATTATAGCTATAATCTTCCCAGAGAGTAGAATTTTATTTAATTCAGTAAAATATTCTTGAGTGAATGCGGAAACAACGATTATTTTAGCAAATGGATTTATTTCAATAATTTTATCAATTACCTGAAAGCCGTCGATATCAAAATCATCCATCCTTAAATCAACAATAGCAATATCAAAGTACAGATGCTCAATACTGTAGAGTATTTCTTCTTCTTTACTTGCCACAAAAAAGTCAATATTTGTGCGCTCTTTTTTTAGCGATTTCGCAAGGCTATTGGCTTGGATAGACTCGTCATCAATTATCAGTATCGATTTCATTTGTCGTAATTATAGGAAAGCTAATTTTAAAAACTGTTACAAAATCTCCAATATTTTGCAGTAACTCAATTTTTCCGTTTAAATCTGCAAGAATATATGTTGCGTGATATAACCCAACACCACTTCCATTTGTATTTGAAAAGTACATGTCAAATATTTTAGGCTTTATTGAGTCAGATATCCCACAGCCATTATCAGAAATAGATATTTCTACATTGCCATCTTTTAAATGGCAGTCTAACCGTATTCGTTTTTCAACATCTAGCCCCTCAAAAGATTTTATTGAGTTTATCATTAAGTTATTTAAAACTTGAAGTAAACTATGGTAAGGCTGTGTAATTATTGTCTTATCACCTTTTTCATAATTTGACTCAAACTTAATTTTATTCTTTTTGAAGTCTGGTTTATTAATTAGTTCAGTAGCCATACAAAGTTCCTTTAAATAAAACTCCTTTTTTGTGGAGTTCGGCACTAAGGATGCAAAGTTTTGAAGTGAACTACGTATACTACCTAAACAGGCCTTTATTGTTTCAATATCTTCATTTGTGACGTTTTCTATATCTAAGCTTGAGACAACGCTATCCATATTCTGGATGGCGTTTTTGATATCATGACTTGTAAAGTTTGTTAAGTATTCTACATGGCGCTCAAGAGCCGCATAAATCATATCTTTCTGTTTCCTGATTTTTTGGATTTCCTCCCCATTCTTTTCAATTTTATGGGCAAGATAGGTTGGATTATGACGTTTTGGAGGTATAAAATTCTTGCCTTTTCTTTTACTATGTGCCATTTACTAGATTATATTTTTTACTTTTTAATACCTATGTAGACTTTACCTACTTAAGAGGAGGTTTGCTTCGCAAGCTAAAAAAAAATGTATTACACATAGCAAGAATTTAGTTTTAAATCAAAAAATGACTGTTTTTTTTTAAAACGATGACTAATAGCCATAGTGCCATAACTATCGTCAGTCCAATTAAATTCAATCATTTTCCTGTCCTGTCGTACCTCGGCAGGATTTTTTTGTTTTGGGCAAAAACCCAACGATGATTATCACGGCTGATTTTCAAAACTATCTTGATTACTTCAAAGCTTGGGCCGAAGCTCAGCAACTGTTCTTCCTGTATGGCGGGGTAGAGCTGGGCATCAGTTATGCCACCTCCAAGGAAGATTTCTCCTATCCCTTCGCCTGGCTCGAACAACCCGAAATCGTCTCGGAAGACAACGGTGCTGGGCAGCTCATCGAAGCCTACTACGGCGGCATCAGCGTTATCTGCTCCGCTCCCCTCGATGACCGCGCCGCGCAGGTGCAGGCCGAGGTCGATGCGATGCGGCTCCTGCAAGGCTTGCAAAAAAAGATGCGATTGGATAACCGCAACAAAGGTACGCTCGATTGCACCATCAGCGGCATGAAAAAAACCGCCGTCGATCGCGGCTGGGCGGGTAGTCATTGGGGTTGGAGATTAGAATTTGAACTTAGATTTACCGCAAATGGATTACTTAGCTAATATCACCCATCAGGATTTGCAGCTTTCCAAACTGCCCATCGTCGTCAATGTCGATGCCTCCAGTCCCGTCACTTACCCCGACAGGATGCCCCTGCGCTACTATTTGGAAGTTTTTGTGCCTGAATTTTATCAGGGTGGTTTTATTTCATTGACCACGCTGGAGGGAAGCGAAGAGCCGCCCCAAACCGTCGCGGGGGTTACGGCCTACCCGGGCGCAAATTTCGAAATTCAGGATCTACTACACGGCTTGGTAGAGAGCCGCGTGCCCGTGTTTGGCCTCAGCCAAATTGCCATCTGTGAAACCCTCGTGCGGCCCTACTACACCAAGGCCATCCGCAAAAACGGCAGCGCTCCCATCGACGAAACTATCCAACCATCATCGTATGTGTACCGGGGTGGTTTTGCAGAAACTGACTACGCCGCCTATAAAGACAAATTCTTTACGAGCTACGTCGGTAGTGGTCGCCGTTTCCTGACTTGGAAACCTGACTGGGCTCCCCTTCGCCCCGACCAACCCGAGTATTTGGGCTTCATCACCAACTTTAGCCCCACCCCGTCGGAGCTGAGGCTACGGGTCGAAATCACCTACGACGACTGGAGCGTCGAAACGATCACGGCCCTGGCCCTCGATGATGTATCGTCAATGGCGGTGTATGTTTGCCCCGTTGGCCCTACGCAGCTCGACCTCCAAGCCCGCACCAACGTGGCTGGCAAGCCCGTGAGCCGGTACAAAGTTTGGCTCTCTAACGAAAACAATGAGCGGCTTTCGGAAGAACGAAACTACCTCATGTACCGTCAGCCTTACCGTACGTTACGTTATATTCTTTTCCAAAACAGCCTCGGCCTGTTTGATACCCTGGCTTGCTATGGCGACGCCAGCGAAAATCTAAAAGTACAGCGCCAAACCGCCGAACAGTTCAGGGGGTATGAGTATTTGCCCGATGTTTCGGAGCGAGTCATCAACCGGGTCACGGGGGAGCGTGAGCTTACCGTCTCCACGGGTTACCAATACCAGGGCAAAGGAATGCGCGATTATTGGCAGGAACTGTTTTTTGCCGAGCAGGTCTATTTGATTACCGACCGCGAGCATATCCCGCTCACGCTCATTTCAGATAGTTACTTGGCCGATGATGACCGCGAAAAGACCGTTGGCCGTACGCTCACCTTCAGGTACACCAACAAAGAAACTTCTTATAGCCGCCTGCCCGCACTGGCCTCGGCTCCTGCGCGGCCTACGGGTTGGCGCGGCGACGCACAGGCCTGTGAGCTGAATCAGTCAACGGGACTCCGCAACGGTAAAAAGCGGTACGGATTGCTCGTAAAATACTACATCGACAACGGTGAAGATGTCAAACCCCGTACCCAAAAACCCAACGTCGTAGGTACCGAAGGGTACATTCCGTCGTGGGACAGCGCCGATTGCGAAGCCATCACCACTCCTTACCAAAATACGGTATTGAACCAAACGTCGGTCTATAAACGCAACAACTGCGCCGTTGGGCAGGTGGGTGGCAACTGGACCATCACGGTAGCGGCTGGTGCTTACGGCTCCGAAGTAAGCCAAGGCGACGCCGACGGCAAAGCGGCCGCCGCCGCCAATGCCATGGATACGCAGGAAAACGCCAACGCTTACGGTACTTGTATTGTGCCAACGCCCATTCCGATTGGTATCACCAACGCCTGCCCCACGGCCTCGACGCAGCCTATTTTTGCCGTTATCGTGGGCGGGGTAGAGATAATTACCAACACAAGTTACAACAGCCCAAGCGTTCGATATGCCGCCGCTGGCCTGAATCAAGGCATCTACAATATTGATATTCGGGTGCAATATTCCGCGTCGCCGTTTGCCAATTTCAGGATTCGGATTCCTTCCAAGGGCTTCACCAGTGCGGTATTGGCAGGCAATCAGACCTACCGAATTGCCAACATTGCGGTCAATTGGGGCGACCCTAATCTTGTTATAATTTGCGAACCAGCATGATAAGCGAAGAACTTCAACGAGAGGCCACGGAGTTGGCCGAAGAAATAACCCGCGATGCCGTGGGTTATTTTGAAAAAGCCATTGAGCGCGCAGGCATCATTCTTTCCGGAGATTTAAAAAACAGTTTTGAACATGAAATCATCCAAACCGCCGGCAGGCTTTCGGTGGCGGGAGTAATTCACTTCAAAGGCTATGGCCGCTTCAAGGATATGCGCGTATTGACCTATGCGCTCATGCCACCCATTGAGGCCATGGAAGATTTTGTCGAAAAAGTAGGGTTAGAAAAATTTGCCTACGTGCCCGGGTATAGTTCGGTCGATGTGAGCAACATCAAAAATGCCGCCAAACGTGTGGCATGGTCCGTGGCCATGAGCCGAAAACGGGTGCCCACCGTACGCCGCAAAAGCCGCTCTGCCTGGTACAATTCCACCAAGGCCAATTTTTTGAATGTCATGCGTCGCCGTATGCTCGACCGCGCTCAGGGCATTGTGCTCAAAGCCATGAAGGAGGCCGTTACATAAAATTGAATCGTACTTTGCAATCCCTAACTCTTGCATTATATTCGTGACTTTCCACCATGCCTTGTGACTCCCTCAGGGCATAGCCATACCCCAACTAATTATTCCTTGGTAGGGAGCAGGAACTTAGTAAACCATGAAAAAGAGTCTTATTTTATCTATGTTAATGTGCAGTTTGTACAGCATGGGTCAAATTTCTACCCAATCCAATGCCCATGGTTCAATACTTATTACACCTAAGGGGTTACAGAGCAAAAGTAATCCCTCGGCGGATACAACGAACGTTGCTTTAGGGCCATCTACTCTTAAAGCCAATACAACAGGTAATAGTAATACCGCCATTGGATCCGGAGCGCTTGTTTTCAACACGATAGGCGTTAAAAATACAGCTACAGGGGCCTCTGTACTGAGAAACAATACGACAGGCAGTTACAACACGGGCCACGGAGAATCTGCCCTAGTAAGCAACACGAGTGGAGTTTACAATACGGCGACTGGAATTTATGCGCTACAAAGCAATACGACGGGCTATGAAAACACCGCGAATGGATCCAAAGCTCTGCAAAGCAATACGACGGGCTATTATAACACAGCCTATGGTGCCGAAGCGCTGCAAAGCAACACGATAGGCTATGAAAACACTGCCTATGGAAACTATGCACTGTACAACAACACGACGGGGACTCAAAACACGGCCATTGGAGCTACCTCGCTAATTAACAACACGACAGGCTACAGTAATACTGCTTTGGGAATTAGCGCTGGACTCTCAAATTCTACTGGAAGGAATAATACATTCATTGGTACTCAGGCTAATGCCAATTCTTCTAATCTAAACAATGCAACAGCCCTTGGATACCTAGCCTCCGTTAACGCTTCTAATAAAATACGCCTTGGAAATGCCCAAGTAACTGTTATTGAAGGGCAAGTGGCTTATACTTATCCCTCTGACCGTCGTTTAAAAGAAAATATCATTTATACTTCTCGTTTGGGGTTAGACTTTATCAACAAACTCCAAACCGTTTCTTACAGTTACAAGTCAGATAATACCCATGTGCGTCATGATGGTTTTGTTGCACAAGATATTGAAGCCGTTATGAAAGAGTTGAATGTGCCCTTCAGTGGCTTAAAGAAATCCGATGATGGCATGTATTCACTGGCCTACTCTGATTTTGTGATGCCATTGGTCAATGCCGCCAAGGAATTAAAACAGCAGAATGATGAACAGCAGTCTGAAATCAACGATTTGAAAAAACAGCTGGCTGCGCTGGCCCAACGAATGACGGAAATGGAAACCGCCAAAACCGAAGCAAAAATGAACGATTCCGAGGCCGCTAAGAGGTAGCATTTCCCCTTTTTCCTGTCCTGTTATACCTGAAAGGTACGGTGCAAATTGGCATCGTACCTTTTTTGCGTATACAGCCATGACATTAGAAGAAGTAGCCCGGCTCAGGCTCGAAATCCTGGGGGATGAGTCGGCCGAAACCATCGACGGCCTCCAAAAAGGCCTGAAAGAAATCAACTCCGAAATGCGCCTTTTGGAGCTAAACGGAGAAAAAGGGAGTGAGACGTGGAAGGAATTAAAACGCCTTCAGAAGGACGTCAACGACGAAATCAAGGAGATGACCCGCAACATCGACCTCAACGATGCGTCGATGAACGAGCTCACCGCCCGTAGCCGTCAGCTCAACCGCGAACTCGGAAACCTCAAAGTAGGCAGTGAAGAATGGATTGACAAGCTGAAAGACTTCAGTGAAGTCGATGAAAAAATCGACGGTACCCGCGAGGCCATGAAGCGCATCAAGGGCGAAGGCGAAGAGCAAAACGGCTTCTGGACGTCTTTCAAAGCCAACTTTGCCGCCGCTTTCACCGTCGAAGCCATCACGGGTGCCATCGGCAGCATGATTGATTTCGGGAAAGAAATCTTTGAAACGGCAGGGAAATTTGAACGCTACGAAGCGGTGCTGAAAAATGCCTTGGGTACACAAGAAGCGGCTACCAAGGCCATGGACGATATCAAAACCCTCGCCGCCACTACGCCCTTTACCGTCGATGAGCTGACCGAAAGCTACGTCAAGTACGTCAACCGGGGCTTGCAGCCTACCATGGCCGAAATGACCAAGATGGGCGATATTGCCGCCTCTCAAGGCAAATCCTTCGACCAACTCACGGAGGCCATTCTGGATGCTACCACTGGCGAATTTGAGCGCCTCAAAGAATTTGGTATCCAAGCCTCCAAAAACGGTGAGCAGGTAGAGCTGTCTTTCAAAGGCGTACAGAAAACCATCGCCAATACCCCCGAAGCCATCCAAGAAGCCCTGCTCAGCTTTGGCGAATTGCAGGGGATCATGGGCGGGATGGCCGCTATCTCTGGCACACTGGAGGGAAAACTATCTAACCTTGGAGATAATTACGACGCGCTCAAAATCATCCTGGGCGACGTGCTCAAGCCCGTATTCCTGGGCGTGATGGATGCCATGAATTCGGGCATTGAAATCATCAAATCGGTGGTCGAAAACTCCGAGCCAGTCGCCATTGTCTTTGAAAATATCGCCGAAATCCTCGGCAGTGTGTGGGAAAGCTATAAACGAGCCATCTCGGTACTGTTTGAATTTAACGACGTTAGCGTCAGTGTCCGTGATGTAATGACCGCATTGGGGCTGGTAATCAATGCCGCCACCATTCCATTCCGAACCTTAGTTACCGTTGTTGGCTTTGCCTACGATGGTTTGGCGGCCTTGGTCAACAAAGGCAAAGAAGTGCTTAACTTCTTCGGGGCAGATTTTAAAATCAACCCTGCGGCGACCTTCGATAATATGTTGGCCAATGCCGACAAAAACTTCAAATCGATCGGCAACAGCTGGACCAAAAACGTGGCCGAGGTTCAAATCAACAAAATCAAAGACGTACAAGATAGGTCCATTGCCTCCGAAAACGCCAAATACGCCGCCGAAAAAGCCCGCATTGATAAGACTTTTAAGGATGCCACCGCCAAAGCGGCCGAGCTGGCCAAGCTCGAAACCACCCACACGGCAGCCGTCACCAAGACCAAAGGCGATGCCATCAAAGCCGAGCACACCGCGCGCAAAGCCTACATTCTGGAAAATATCAAGGATGAAACCGAGCGCGACAAACAGCTCAAGGCCCTCAATCTCAAAACCCGCACCGAGCTGCGCGATTTGGACAAAAAATCTGACGATGAGGTCGTAAAACACAAAACGGCCAATCAGGGGAAAGTGTCGGCATCGGCCAAAAAAGCCGTCGAAAAAGACGCCAAAGACCGCGAAACCGCTGATGCCAATGCCAACAAAGCCATCGAAGACGGGCGGGTGTCGCTCATCAAAAATGACTTGGAACGCGCCCTGGCCGCTGAGGAGCTGAAGTACAAACGGGAGGTGCAGCGCATCAACGATACCAAGGCCGCCGAGACCCTCAAAAAACAACAGCTCGAAGTACTGGAGCAGACGCATCAGGCCAAAATTGACAAAATCAAGGACGATGCCACCAAAAAAGAGGAAGCGGCCGCCAAGAAAAAGGAGGCCGACGAAGCCGCCGCCGCCAAGAAAAAAGAGGCGGATGAAGCGGCGGCCCGCGATAAAAAACGGAAAGAGGATCAACTACTCTTGGATGTAGGATTTAAGGCCGAAATCGAAAACGCCAAACTTTCGCTTTCGCTCACTAAAAACAACGCGCAGGCCCAGCACGACGCCAAACTCCAACTGCTCGAAGCCGAGAACAGGTACAAGGACCAGAAGCTCAAAAATGAAGCGGAAGCCGAAAAGAAACGTATCACCGAGAGCATTCAGGATACCGACAAACGCGCCACGGCCATCAAGGCCATTGATGCGTCGCTCACGTCTCAGCTTCAGCAAAACGAAGCCAAGCTGCAAGCCGACAAAGTAAAGCTGCAGGAAGAGGCCACCGCCAAACGCAAAAAGGACAATGAGGAGTTTTTGGGCTGGATGAAAAAAGCCCAAGATGGCGACTACGCGGGTTTTCAAAAGTACCTCAACGATAAAGTACGGGAGGAGCAGACCGCCAACACCGCCCGGCAGGCCGATAACGTCAAATTTTCGGATGCCCTGCGCGGCATTATGAAAGGCGATTTTACGGCCTTTACGCAGTTTTTGGCCCAAAAAACCAAGAACGATACGGTATTTAATTCGGAGCGTTTTCAACAATTTTCCAAAACCACCGAGCAGGTGGGGCAGATTGCCCAGCAGGGTGTAGCCGCCCTCCAGAAGCTCAATGAAGGCTACCTAAAAAAGCAGGAAGCCAACATCAAAAAGGAGAAGGATACGCAGCTCAAGGCATGGGAGGAAAAATACAAGAAGGGCCTTATCTCCAAAGATGAGTACGAAAAAGGCGTAACGAGCATCAACAAAAATGCCGACAATAAACTGAAGGAAGCCCAAAAAGCGGCCTTCGAGCGGGATAAAAAGTTGCAGATTGCGATGGCGCTCATCAGCGGTGGGATGGCCTTTGTGAAAGCGTTGGCCTCGGGTTTCTTCCCCGTCAACCTCGTTTTTGCGGCTGCTACGGCCGTGGCCACGGGCTTGCAGATAGCCGCTATAAAACGCCAGCAGTTCTCGGGCGAAAAGGGTGGGGTGTTTCAGGCCGCCAACGGCTACGTGCGCAATGCGGGTGTCCCCCAAGGCCCAAGGCACGGACTCAAGTACGGCGACTCTGGTATCTCTCTGATCGATCGCAGCTCGGGCCGCGAAATTGGCGAAATGGAAGGCGGAGAGCCGTTTATGATTTTGTCCAGGAATACCTACAAAAACAACCGACCCGTCATTGACCGACTGCTGCACTCCAGCCTGCACAAAAACGGCGCGCCCATCACCCTGCGCGACGGTGGCGTGGTGTCGGTAGCCCAAACGCCGTTCATGTTTCGCAATGGCGGGCGGATGTTTCAGTACGGAGGCATGGACGATAACAACGGCGGCGGCTACTCCGAGCCGCAGCGCCCCACCTACGATGAGCCTGCACCCGCCCCCGCCGATGGCGACGTGGAGAGCGTACCCGACCAGGGCGATACCAAGGCCATGATTGCCGAAAACACGCAGATGCAAAAGGATATGTTGGAAGAATTGAAAAAATCTAACGGCAAACTCTCCCTGCTCCTTGCAGCCACGAGCCAAAACGGCAGCGAACTGCGAACGCATTCGGGATTATTGAACGACATCAAAAACAAACCAAGCGGCCCCAGCCTGCACGAAATCCAAGGCGCGTTTTCGTCGGCCGCCGCCGCCATTGCCAAATCTGATTTGTAATTATGAGTAGCTTTCAAATTCGTCTCGAAGGGCAGGCCATTGACCTGCAACCCAACAAAACCATCACCCTCAACCGCTTCAATCCTGTACTGGATTTTGACGTGATTCAGGGGGCTAGGGTATTGGATTTTGTGGTGCCATTTTCGCCCAAAAACAACAAGTTTTTTAACTGGTATTATAAGCCTCAGGCCGCTTTCCCGACCGAAGATTTGTACTGCGAACAGTACGCCGACGGTGAGCTCATCGAGCGTGGCTACATCACCCTGAGGGAAGTGGCCGCCGATGGCTACAAAGTAATGTACACCCAAAACTTGGGCGAAGTCTTTGGCGATTATCAGAAAGTACTTTTGTCGGATATTGATTTCGGCAGCGTGGCCAAGCCCGTCACTTTTACGGCAGCGGCCAATCACCTCACCGATGCCTACTGCCTGCCCATGGTTCAGAATGCGGGCTACTACGGTACCGCTCCGCCCGTGGGTTTTGGTGGATACATGAATGAATATACATCGGGCTATACGGCCAGCACCCCCAAAGTGCCGATGATGTACCTGCGGTGGTTGTTAGGGAAAATTGAAGATATATGCAATTTCACGATAAAGGGTGAGTTTGTGGATGATGTGATTATGCAACGGCTCGTGCTTTACAATACCTTTGCCGTGGAGCCGACCGATACCGTCATTCAGTACCGCAACCACCTGCCCGCTATCACCATTCCCGACCTGCTCAAAGAACTCCGCAAGCTGTTTAACCTTGGGCTGTTTTTCGACGTGCGCACGCGTACGCTCACCATGCGCTATGCGGATGAATTACTGCAGCAGCCGACGGTATTGAATTGGTCCAAAAAATTTGGGGTCATTGCGGCCCGCTCCCCCGAGATGGCCACGCGGCTGGAGCTGGATTGGGAGGTGGATTCAGGCGACGGGCGCATGAAGGTACGGCCCGCCGATTATGAAAAATACAACACGCCCGGCAGTGAGCTGCTCTTCCCCGTCAAAACGCGTTTTAGCACCACCGACGTCACGGGCGCAGGCCTGCCCATCGTGGAGCAGCCTGGCATCACGACCATCAACAACCAACGCAATAACAAATTTGCGCCCCGATTGCTGTTTTGGCACGGCATGGTTGGCGGTATTCCGTTTGCGTCCAATTACATCGGTCCCCGACGCCTAGCCTGGCACGGCACCAACAACCTCGTGGATCATTATTGGAAACAGTTTGAGACCTTCCGAGGCCGAACCTCGAGGCGCGTATTGCCCGGCAATCTCACCGCCACCGACATTGCCCTGATTGATATGCACCAACGAGCAGGCCAAACCATGACCGTACACGTGCAGGGACGCGACTACCTCATCGGCAATCAGCGCATCAATCTGCCTTTGGCCGGGCCAACGGAATTAGAGATGTGGATGCGGTAAATGCCTAATTAAATTATTAGCGCAAATTGGTAAAACCCTTATTAAGTTCTAATATTGAACGAGTATTAAATTACATCAATGAAAGCTACCCTGCATTTTGTTTTGGTGTTCATGTTATTTGGAAGTGTAAAAGCACAAAACACCACTATTTCTCCCTCTGTTTTTTCACCCCCACGGCAAAGCTATGATGCTATTTTGTCTATCCCCAGCCCCCAAACTGGAGATATGGTCTATGATACTACATTTAACTGCCTACGGGTTTATACCGCAGGTAAATGGAATTGCAGTTACAAACAACCCGGTGATCTAACTCCAAATATTTCAGGTTTCGCTTTTATCAATGGAACAGGACAAAGTATAGGGTATGGGATTGCATTGGATGATAGCAGCAATGTTTACGTCACAGGCTTTTTCAAAGGAAATGCGACCTTCGATACAATTACCATTTCATCAGGAAATGGCACCGACAGCACCGGGATGTTTATCGCAAAATACGGTAAAAACAGCCGTGTAAAGTGGGTAAAAATGGCCAAAGCAAACGCTACTATTTCAGGATCTCAACTAACGTTGGATAAAAATGGCAACATATATATTGTGGGAACCTATGGTGGAAACGCCAGTTTTGGTACTGCCACAGTGACGTCATTAGGAGGGCATGATATTTTTATTGCCAAGTATACCAACAACGGACAATTTCAATGGGTACGTTCTGCTGGTTCAAACAGTACAACTGGATATGATTACAGCCGAAGTATAGTAGCAGACAGTCAAGGTAATGTCTACCTTACAGGGAATTATTATACTACCGCTACTTTTGAAACCTCAACGATTACATCATCCGGCCAAAGTGACTTCTTTTTAGCCAAGTACGATACCAATGGTAATTTACTTTGGGTAAAATCTGGGGGTGGAGCAGGAAATGATTATGGCCATGGAATTACATTGGATAGTAACGAGAATGTATATATCGTTGGCAGTTTTGATGGCACTACCAATATTGGAGGCAATTCCATTATTTCATCAGGTTACAGAGATATTTTTTTTGCCAGATATTCTCCGAACGGAATCATGGGGTTATTACAATTTGCCGGTGGAGCAGGCGATGATGTTGGATATAATATACAAGTAGACGGAAATTATATCATTTATATATCAGGTAGTTTTTCAGGTACTGTTTCCTTTGGAAACCCGGTATTCGGCCCAATTTCAAAACCTGTATCCGGAATAGTTTCAAAATCTTCCAGCGGGGAAAATGATATATTTATTGCCAAATACGATATGGCTAACTATCTACTTTCATGGGTACAAACTGCAGGTGGCGCTAAAAGTGAACACACCTATCGCATGAAATTAGACACTACAGGGAATATATATATTGCAGGTATTTTTATGAACACTGTCAAATTTGGCAGTATATCTAAAATCTCTTCAGGAGCTTTTGATGCCTTCGTAGCTAAATGTAGCAGTATTGGGGAATTTGAATGGGTACAGTCTATCGGCGGAAAGTTGAGTGATGAAGCTTATGGAGTCGATGTAAGTAAGAACGGAAATGTGTTTGTAACAGGAACTTACTCTGGCAAAGCTGCTTTTGGGAGTACTTTTTATTCGACATCAGGATATAACAACTTTTATGTTATAAAACTTGACAGCGAGTTTTAATTACTTCCCAAACACCATGTCCCCCAGCGCGTCGTTTTCATCATGGTAGGCTGAGTCAAAATACAGCTCAGTAATTTAAATACTGCCGTTGGAGGTACCACACAGTTGCAAATGTTTAAATTTGTGTCCTGTTTTTAGGATGCTTTTCAGAATAGGTTTGGTTCACATTTTTTAACCAACTTATTCAATCATGAAAAGAATCTTAGCAGGTTTCGCCATTGCGCTGCTGTTATCAGCACCGCTGGCCCAATCCCAAACCCCTTCTTTAGAGGAAAATCAGACCACCGAAAAAGAATTACTCAAGTATGAGTCTACGTTCTGCATCGCATCCGTGGCCGTTGACACCACGTTGGAAGTGTTTATGTTGACCCACACCGCTCACATTGACAAAGTTTTTACGCTGACCGCCAAAAGTCTGTCCGTCAAAAGCGACGGTGACATTGCCCACATTTACCCCGTCAAAGCGATTAACCGGGACTTCAAACCCGATATTGTTTTTCTGATAGGAGAGGGAGCAGGGCGAAGTGTATGGCGATATTGTCGAAAAACGGATAAGCTAAGCACCCTGATGCGTACCAGCCAAGGGCGAATACTTCAGGTGCAATACCTCAAAAAGCGCCCCAAATCCCTTCCAAAGCTCCGTTCTGTCTTTCGAGTTTAATTTGTTTTCTCATAGCTGTTGACAAAAACCCCCGTTGGCGCTGCCGACGGGGGTTTTCTATTTTCAAAGTGTGGTAACGCATGTAGCCACGGGTAGTGTGGCAATGATTAACTGATTTTTGGATGGTTTAGGCTGATTTCATAATGTCGTTCCATGACTTCATCATTTTGGCAGCAAGTCTTTTTTCTCGAATTCTTCCGTAATGTTCCAGATATCGGTCATTTTTCAGACCCAAACACGCCGTTACATCCTTGATTTCCATCATCAATTCGTTCAGTGCGATGTCTGTAAATGTCTTTCGTGCAATTTTCGTCGAAAGCACAACTGGGATTCCCACAAATACGGCAATCTGTTTTAAGGTGTCATTCCTTTTTTGGTTAGACTTGACGGGTAGATTCTTAATCTCACCACCGTACTTGGCTAAAATATTTACTGCTGGTTCGAGCAACTTAACCATGAAATCATTGTCGGTCTTTTGTCGTCTCCCCTTTAAGAAAATGTCATCTCTGTATTTTTCAATCCTGAAGGTTTTATTGGTGTAGTCAACGTGGTGCATTCCAGAGAAACAATTGAAAACAAACGCATCCCTTTCGAGGTCACATTTTTTCGCAGTTTGTTCTGTGATAAATCCCTTTTTTACAAGGCCATAAAAATCAAAGCAAGCCAACTTTGAAAGTTGGTCAACTGTTAAATGGGTGGTGTCAGGTTTGGTATTATCGCTCCCGATTTCACAATCAGCCAATGGATTGTGCTTAATTCGTCTCTTTTTTAATGAATGCTTAAACAAAGATTTAACCCACACCAAATGTTTATACGTATGGGGGAAACTAAAGCCATTCTCAACCAGGAGGTAGGTTTTAAAGCCTGTCAAGACTTTTTCATCAAACGACCTAAGCGACAGATTTAACCATTTTTCATGGCCGAGGTAGTCCAAAAAGTTTCTTGAATAATTCTCCTGAACATCAATCGTCACTTGGACTATCAATTTGTTTTTTACGTCCAGCTGCCTATCTTTAAAATACTCCCCGATTAATTGGCTGATGGTATATCGAAACAGCTTTTTTTCAGTTACGTACTCCTTTACGAGCGCCGCTGATACATACTCAAATTCAATTTGGAGTAGACCAAACGTGCGCTCAATTTTCGTTTTTAGGTCATTAATCTGTCTATTATGGCTTTTGGTTTTGGCGTCAGAGCCAATTAATCTTTGATTTTCGGCATCCCAACTGGACTTTCTGCATTCAATGTGAACATTGCCGATTTCTACACTTTCACCTTCGAGAGTTACCCGGCAAGAAATATTGCCCTTGGTATCATACTGAGGATCCTGTTTTCTTTGCATTACTTCAACCTTGGCTTCCGATTTACGAAACCAAAACAAAATATACATCTGTTGAATATTGTACAT